TGCACACACTCTCTCGAAATTTTGAGGTAATTTAGCCATATGAAAGGCATAGTGTATTTACAGAAAAAGTTAGCCACAAAAAGAACACGGGTCCTGCTGAGATATAAATACTATGAGCAGCGGGAAGGGTATCAGGATCTTGGAAGCCTGATATCTGCAAGCAAGGCACAGGAGTACAATTCCGTGCTTGGATGGTGTGCACATGGTGTTGATTTTCTTGCGGATCGTCTGAATTTTACCGGATTTGATCATGATGTGCTGAACATTATGGATCTGTATAAACAGAACAATCCGGATATCCTTTTTGATTCCGCAATTCTGGGAGCCCTGATCGGTTCCTGTGATTTCATTTATATTTCGGCCGGGGAAGATGGCCAGCCGCGCATGCAGGTGATTGACGGGGCGAACGCCACCGGCATCATTGACCCGATAACCAACATGCTGCAGGAAGGATATGCGGTCCTGGAGCGCGACCCAGACACCGACAATGTCTTGGTTGATGCCTATTTTGTTCCAGGAAGCACGACTGTTTACTGGCGGAGCACTCCGCAGCAGCCAGCGCATAGCCAGATCTTCGGAAATGTATCGCCCTATCCGCTTCTGGTCCCGATCATTTACAGGCCGGATGCTAAACGGGTATTCGGGCACTCCAGAATATCACGGTCTTGCATGAACCTTATGAACAAGGCACGGGCGGCAATAGCACGGTCGGACATCACAGCAGAGTATTACAGCTTTCCACAGCGGTATGTTCTTGGGCTGGCACAGGATACGGAATTTGACAAAACCAAGGCTTCCGTTTCGTCTTTCCTTGACCTTCGGAAAGACGATGACGGCCAATTTCCGCAGGTTGGCCAGTTCCCGCAGAACAGCATGCAGCCGTACATGGATCAGATCAAGACCTATGCGCAGGCTTTTGCCGGTGAGATGGGTATGACTGTTGATGACCTCGGCTTTTCCTCCAGCGCGCCGACATCTCCGGATGTTGTACGATCGGCGCATGAGTCCCTGAGCAAAACAGCACGGAAGGCGCAGAAAACGTTTGGGGCTGGATTCCTGAATGCCGGGTATCTGGCACGGATTGTGGCTGACAATTATCCATATCAGCGGCAGGCACTTGTGGAAACCATTCCGACATGGGAACCGGCATTTGATATGTCTGCGTCCCAGATTTCGGGTATTGGCGATGCCGCGATCAAGCTGAATCAGGCGGTTCCTGGATACGTGACTGCGGATAATCTCAGGAAAATGACAGGGCTGGAAGGAACCGGACAGACTGTACAGAATCAGACAGAGGAATAATAAATGGCCAATGATGTATTTCAGAGCGCCGCATCCAAATATGTTAATATCCTTCAGGATATAAAAGACGAATTTACAAGCAGGTATCAGAGCAATACAAAAATCAGGTCTTTGCTTGCTAAAATTCATTCCGGAAAAGGAACCTATGAGGACGCTTCAGAAGCTTCCAGACTTCTTGGGTCTGAACTGTCAGAAATTTATACGGCAAAGATGAAAGATGCCTATGGTGTCAACATGCCTGCAGATACGGCCGAGATAGACAGCGTTCTCAGGCAGACACTAAAGCATGATTATGATACGATCACAGAACTGTCTAAGACGACACAGAAAGGCCTGAATAAAGCAGCTGGCATCAATATGAATGCCGTTGTTCCGAATTATAATGAAAACCGTGCAGAGGGGATTATCACCAGGGTGGACGAATTTTCAAGACGTGATCCGGATGCTGCCCTCCATGAACTTAGAAATAATATAGTCAATTATTCAATGTCTGTTGTTGATGATTCAGTGAAAGCCAACGCAGAGTATCAGTTCAAATCTGGTCTGGTTCCGAAGATCACACGGAAGATGCAGGGCTTTCATCCGTGTAAATGGTGCCAGAGTCTTTCTGGGACGTATGAATATCCGGATGTCCCGGACGATGTTTACCGAAGGCATCAAAACTGCTATTGTACTGTCGTCTATACACCGGTCGGCTCCAAGAAGTCGCAAGATGTGTGGAGTAAGAAATGGGGGAAAGAAAAAGAATTTCAAAAAGAGCAGCGGAAACGTGCAGTTGCAGCGGAAGAGAAAAAAATAGTCGAACAGGAAAAAATCAATCAACAAAAAAGAAAGATTGAGAATGCATTGATAGGAAAAAGCGTTAATGGAGTAAAAATTACAGGGATAAAAGAACATTTGGCGCAAAGATCGATTGGACGTAATATTTCTCCAGAAGATATGGCAAATGCAATTGAAAAACCGCTGAATGATGAATATACTATTAAGTATAACAAGCGTAACGAGCCATCATTTAATGTGATCGGCGAAAAGGCAACGCTTGCAGTGAATCCAGATAGCGGTTTTGTTATTACTGTACATGGAACGCATTCTAAACTAGTTAATCAGTTGAAAGGCAAGAAGAAATGATTATTCATCTTATTAAACGCCAAATAGAAACATTAAGAAGCGAAGGCATCTCTTTTAATCCTGAAAGAGACTACCAGGAAGAAGAATTTGATAATCTGTTGGATGCAATCGCTGATGTTGAAACTGGTTACGCAAATAGCGATGATTTAATAAACGCGGATAAATTTGCTAATATCTATGATTATATACAATCACAGAATACAAATTGGTAAGAGGCACACGCTACGTCGGGTGCTTTTTTCGATGGAGATGAATTGATATGGCAAAAGATGATTATAATGTTGTGGTGTTCAAAATCCTGACATATCTGTATGCCTGCCTGAAAAGAATAACTTTGTTTGACGAAGATGTATTCAAGCAGATAATTGATAAGCGGAAAATCGCGGATGAATATCTGACGGATATTTTACACATGATGACGGAAGAGGGTATGATAACGGGCTTGGTATTTACCAAAGCATGGGGGAATACATATATTCTGGCAAATGAATACGGAGATATGAAAATCACCTCTTCTGGAATTAAATATTTGAATGAAAATAGTACAATGTCAAAAATTAAGGATGCAGTTAAATACAATACCGGATTGATTGGCGAGCTGGCCAAGATGGTACTGTAAGTAAAAATAATAAATGGCAATGGTAACAACGGCGATCAGAAATGACCGCCTTTTTTGATGGAGAAAATCAGCATGAGAGAGATCAGAGCACCGGTAAGGAGGTGGGATTGAGTGGGAGAACGGCAAGGCCGACAGACACCCACAAAATCCTATGTATTATCCTATAGCAAAACCAAAGGCAAAGAGGCAATAGAACTATATAACAGCGCAAAAGCAGATGTAAAAGCGATGCCCTGGCAGGAGCTTCTCGCGTACGACATACTGGCTGTAAACAATGATGACAGCTGGGTGCATATGAAATATGGCTATGCTGTCAGCAGGCGGAACGGCAAGTCTGAGCTGGGCGTGATCCGCTGCCTGTATGGGGTAAAGCATAATGAACATATCCTGTACACGGCGCACAGGTCAGATACGGCCAGGGCAATCTGGGAACGTGTCTGTGATTTTGCGCTGTCGCTTGGATTCAAGTTCAAGACCTACTCTTCCTTCGGGCGTGAGGGTATCGAATGGGGAGACCCGGATGCATCGGAAGAAGAAAAAAAGCTGAAGCATTTTAAGATTGACTTCCGGACGAGAAATTCAGCTGGTGCCGGTCTCGGATCCGGATATGACTGTCTGATCATCGACGAGGCTCAGGAGTACACAACAGAGCAGGAATCATCCCTGAAGTACGTTGTTTCCGCAGCAGAGAATCCGCAGACATTATATTTCGGTACGCCACCGACTATGGTATCACGGGGGAATACTTTCCCGCAGATGCGGAATAAGATTTTATCCGGTGAGATGCCGGATTCCGGATGGTCTGAATGGTCAGTGGATGCGCTGCATGACCCGCAGGAGGTAGATGCCTGGTATGAAACAAACCCGTCATTGGGCATCCGGTTGCAGGAGCGCGTGATCCGGTCAGAGATTACCGCAGATGAAGTCGATTTCAATGTCCAGCGTTTGGGGCTGTGGCTGTCCTATAACCAGAATGCATGCATTTCGCCTGCGGAATGGAAAATAGGAGCTGTTGATGCAGTCCCGGCTGTGCATGGAAAATTGTTTGCTGCCGTTAAATACGGTCATGACAATTTGAATGTGGCATTGTGTATAGCAGTAAAGACCCGGTCAGATACAGTATTTACCGAAATGATTGACTGCAGGCCGGTGAAGGCTGGTAATGAATGGATCCTTCATTTTTTGAAAAATGCGGATATCCAGAAGGCGGTTGTTGACGGGAACGGGTCTAAGTCACTGATAGAACAATGCAGCATTGTGGGATTCCGGAAAATTACGGTTCCCAAGGTTGCGGAAGTAACCCAGGCAAACGGCGATTTTGAACAGGCCGTTTTTTCCGGACATTTACAGCATATGGAGCAGCCGTCCCTGGATGAACTGGTGACTAATTGCGAACACCGGGCAATAGGGTCAAATGGAGGTTTCGGCTACCGGACACTGGTCAGCGGGAGGGATGCGACACTGATCGAGGCAAATGCACTGGCCTATTGGTTGTGCGAAACGTCAAAAACAACAAAGCAGGTAGTAAATTATTAAGTTTACCGGAACACACGGGTAAATGTGGGAGAAAAGGATTATGGCAGAGTTTACACCAATTACAACACAGGAACAGCTTGACAGCATCATCGGAGACAGACTGAAACGTGGGAAGGCAACCACGATCAAGGAACTGCAGGAAGCTGGATGGATGTCCAAGGATGACATAGCCAAGGTAAAAGCCGGTTATGAAAAACAGCTTGCGGACATGTCAACAGCTGCAGATGAGCAGACAAAAAAATTTGCCAAATATGAAAAGGACCTGGCTGACCGTGATGCAAAAATAAAAAGTTACGAGACCGCTTCGGTAAAAGCGAGAATAGCGCACGAGGAAGGATTGTCCTACGACGCAATACAGTTTCTTCAGGGCGACGATGAGGAGAGCATAAAGACGTCCGCAGAATCGCTCAAAACACTCATGGGGTCTGCAAAACCGAATCCAGCGCCGCTGGCAAACCCTGACGGGGCTTCCGGAGCGAATGCGGATTATAAGACCCTGCTGCACAATTTGAGAGGAGAATAATGATGGCAACAACTATTACAAAGGCAACTCTTGATCCCAAGATGGTATCCGAGATGTTCACAAAAGTGAACGGGCACTCCGCACTGGCAAAGCTCTCTGCACAGAAGCCGATCGCCTTTAACGGTAACGAAGTAATGACATTCTCCCTTGACGGGGAGGCGGCGATTGTCGGTGAGGGAGAGAATAAGCCCGCAGGTTCCGCTGTTGTGGCGCCGGTGACGATCACACCAATCAAATTCGTATACCAGCACAGGGTGTCCGATGAATTTGTAAGAGCATCCGACGAGAATGCGATTCCTTACCTTCAGGCCTTCACCGAGGGGTTCGCCGCAAAGATCGCCAGAGGTCTGGACATCGCTGCTCTTCACGGACTGAACCCGGCAACTGCTACAACGGCAACATCTGTGTCTGGAAAGTCGTTTGACACGCTGGTAACGCAGACTGTTACCTACTCGGCAGCAGCTGCAGATGACAACATTGATGATGCTGTCGCGGCGATCCAGGCCGAGGATGGTGTTATCAATGGCATTGCTATGAGCACGGATTTTGCGGCGGCACTTTCCAAGATCAAGGCAAACAATGTTTCCCAGTATCCGGAGTTCCGTTTCGGAGCAAATCCGGCAACCTTCTCCGGGATCCCGTCTGACGTAAACACGACAATTGCGTTCGGTTCTTCCAAGGACAAGGCGATTGTCGGAGACTTCGTAAACGCATTCAGATGGGGCTATGCAGCAAGCATCCCGCTTGAGGTTATCCAGTACGGCGACCCGGACGGGCAGGGCGACCTGAAGCGGATGAACCAGGTGGTTCTCCGGTCCGAGGCATATATCGGATGGGGCATTCTGGATGCCTCCAGCTTCTGCCGGATTGTGGCGTCAGCATGATTTACCGGAATAAGAAAACAGGCGCAGTGATCCATATTTCCGGCGAGCTGAAAGGCGGTAACTGGGAAGAGGTAAAGCCGGTGGAAAAACCACCGGCTAAAAAGCCTGTAAGAAAGACGGCTAAGAGGGATTAAACAATGGAAAGTTTCGCGACAGTTGAAAATCTGGCAGCCTACACGGGTAAAGTATATACGGCAGATGAGAAAAGCAGGATCAGCGGATTACTGGAGGATGCATCCAGCTATATCCGGGCAAAGGCCATCGTATCAGGGAAAGACATTGATGCACTGATTAGTGAAAATCCTGGGCTTTCTTCTATCGCGAAGATGGTCAATATAAACATGGTTGTCCGTGTCTTGGAATCATCCACGGAAAGCATGCTGCTTTCCCAGGAATCGCAGACAGCTGGGAGCTATACATGGTCAGGCACCTATGCGAATCCTGGAGCAAAACTTTATCTGTCCCACGCAGAACTGAAAGACCTTGGGCTGCTGAAGCAGACAGCCGGATTCACAGAAATGTATGGTGGTAATGATGATGATTAAAGGGCAAAGCATTATTCTGTATGAAAAGAAACAGACAGGGACTGACCCGCTGGGGGATCCGGTTTACGAAGAAATGGAAGAAGAGATTTCTAATGTCCTGATTGAACCGGTGACCAATGATGATCGAAAGCAGGATTTTGACCTTTACGGGGTTACCACATCCTATCGGTTACGGTTTCCAAAGGGTGACAGCCATATACTGACACATAGGAGGGTACGGTTCTATGATCAGGACTGGCAGACCATTGGGGAGCCGGTTCAGTACCTGGATGAACTTACCCCAGGGGACTGGAATAAGTATATTGAGGTTGTTCATTATGTCAAAAACAAAGGTTAAGATTAACTATTCGGCTATCGGTGCAATGCTGAAATCAGGCGATGTCACACGGGTATGCATACAGGCCGCGGAGGAACGTGCTGCCAGGGCACCGCATACTCATGTTGATACAGCTGTATTGAATACGAGGGGCAGAGCCGGTATTGTACAGGAGATGACCAGGGATGATATGGATAACGAGACGCTGAGAAAGGCAATGGGATGACAATAGAACAGAATGTGAAACAATATCTGGAAGACAAATTGCATATTCCTACGCGTCTGCAATATCCAGAAAACCCCCCGGATATTTTTATTGTTATCCAAAGGACAGGCGGTAATGAAAAAAATTTTATTTCTCACGCATCCCTGTCCATTGGTTCCATCGCACCATCCCTGTATGAAGCAATGGAAATGGATCATAAAGTTCTGCTTGCAATGCGGACTATAGCGGACGGAATAACCATAACAGGATGTGGATATAATGGCGGCGGGAACTGGACGGATCCGACATCCGGACAGTACCGATACCGCTCTTATTATGAAATCAATTATTACGAGGAGGATTTATAATGGCAACAACTTCTTCTAATGTAACTGCCGCAACGCCGAAAGTCAGCGGGGCAGTTTGGAAGGCACCCTTAGGAACTACCCTTCCAACAGATGCATCTGCTGAGCTTGGAGAGGCTTTTAAGTCACTTGGATATGTTACAGATGATGGCATGACTAACAGCAATTCGCCTTCTTCCGAGGTGATTCGGGCATGGGGCGGTGACCCGGTTTTGTATACTAAAGGCGAGAAAGAGGATACGTTTCAGTTTACACTGATGGAAGCGTTAAGTGAGGAAGTGCTGAAAACCGTATACAACGATGACAATGTTACCGGAACCTTGGAGACTGGTATCGCGGTGAAGGCGACGAATGACGACGCGGAGGAGTATGTATACGTTATTGATATGGTGCTTAAAGGCGGGGTCTTAAAGCGGATTGTGATTCCTGATGGAAAGCTGACTGCTGTTGGTGATATCACCTATTCCGATAGCGCCGCAGTCGGTTATCAATGTACGATCAGTGCCCTGGGGCAGAATGGAACCACTCATCACGAATATATCAAAAAGGCGGCGTAAATGAATAAGGTAAGTGGAGAAACAAAATCGGGATTTAAGTTTGAAATTGAGGAGGAAATGTTAGATAACATGGAAATCCTCGATTATCTCTCGGATGCAGATGACGGCAATTCCCTTGCTTTTCCGAAGCTTTTGAACATTCTTCTTGGAAAAGACCAGAAAAAACGCCTCTACAATCATTTGAGAACGGAAAAAGGAAACGTGCCTTCTGAAAAAGTTTTGGATGAGCTTCATGAGATTTTTGAAATCTGTAACGCAAAAAACTCATAACGCTTGCCTACTTGCAGCGAAATTACCATGATGAACTGGTATGCGATTTTGCGGAATACTATCATATTTTCGATTATAGACGGCTGCCAGCCCGCTATGCTGCAACATTAGTTTGCGGATTGCGTCCTGACAGCCGCTGTTATATGGCCGCAAACAACATGAACATCAATACGCAGGAAACGCTCATGGCTGAAGTTTATGACGCCTTGCAGATGATTGCGTATCAGCAGGTTGTGATTGCTGGGGGCAAGCGTAAGAAACCGGAATCATTGGTTGAAAGAATTATGAAAAAGAAACCGGAAAAGACAGATGACTATGAATCCCTGTCGATTTCCGAATTTAAGGAAACACGAAAACGGATCATGAGGAGTTAAAACATGGCGGCTAATTTTGGAACGATAGGAAATGCCTATGTGCAGATAATGCCGTCCACAAAAGGCATCGGGGCAAACCTGAATAAAGAAATGGGGACTGCCGGAGATGCCTCCGGCAAATTGGCTGGTTCTAACCTGGTAGGCCAAATTAAGAGTCTGCTCGCGAAGGCTGCAATCGGTACGACAACCGTAAAGATATTCAAAGAGGCCTTATCTGCCGGCGCCAAGTTGGAGCAGTCATATATGGGCGGTGTTGACACTATTTACGGGGAGGCGGCGGATTCCGTACGGAAGTACGCAGATGCTGCCGCCCAGGCAGGAATATCCGCGAATACCTATAGTGAACAGGCTGTCGGCATGGGCGCTGCGCTCCGCCAGGCATTCGGCGGTGATACTACAAAAGCGGCAGAATCCGCCAACATGGCCATTCTCGACATGGCCGACAATGCAGCAAAAATGGGGTCAAATGTCGAGGATTTGCAGAACGCGTATTCCGGATTTGCCAAACAAAACTATACGATGCTGGATAATTTGAAACTCGGTTATGGCGGCACAAAATCTGAAATGGAGCGCTTGTTAGCTGACGCTCAGAAAATCACAGGCGTAAAGTATGATATTAACAATCTGGGTGATGTCTATGCGGCAATTCATGCAGTACAGGGCGAGTTAGGATTAACTGGTGTTGCAGCGGAAGAAGCAGGAAGTACCT